GTAAAACATGTAGTTTGCGGGATATTCTTGGTAAACTCGCTCACCATTGACTCGTTCCACAATGTGGATACGATCTTGGTTACGGTCGTATAATGCGTCAACATAGCTCATGGATATATTTTATTTTTTATTAACAAAAAAGTCAACCAATGTTTCACAACAAATAGCTACACGCAAACCTAGCCACATGCAACCAATAATACATGTACCTAACGATACCCAATAAAAAATTATTTCAAATAGAATCATCAACATTAGGTCAATAACCTCACAAGCCCAACAGTGTCAATTGTAGTAAGCAGGACGTAGTTAGCCAACATGCCAAAAGACCGCCTAGTATAAGCTGCCCAAGCATAGATAGCACAACCAACAATCCACACAGGGTAAAGTACCAAGAGGGGAGGGTCTGGAACGGTAAGTGCCATTCCAATAGCACAGCCAATACTAATAAGCCAAGCAACAAACTCGGCAACAAAGCGAACAGGATTGCTATTCCAATCATCTTTGATCCAATCTACAGTTGGGCGAAATAAGTTAAACACCAAAGAGTCCTAAAAATTTTTCATACGTATCTTGGTTGCGTAATCGTATCAAGGTGTTTATATTGTGTTTTTGAATGTTATTTAAAGTTTTGACATTAAATCGTTTTGTTTGTAGTTTTCTTACCAGTTCGATTACAGCATCCATTCTGCTGTCAAGATCAAGAATACGATCATAGCTTTCATCGAATATGTTGCTGTAAGTTACGAATCCCAAACTATGTAAAAATTCTAAATAGTAGGGAGTACCCATGACCACAAATGGATGTCCGAGCATGATACACTTCATTGTTTTTTCTGTGATATGATACTCTTGTAATTCTGCTTCGGTTTCTACTACTAAACTAAATTTCGTTTGATAGAACAATTCATTTTTTGTAAAATAACTGAGATTATATTTATAATTGGTATCAGGTACATTTATTGGCTGATAAAACTTTTCTTCAAATTCCACCTTAGAATTGGATCTTTCATAGGGAATATCAAGTTTTAATAGATCTGAATTACCTAAGCATTTACCATAATATGAAGTCAAAGAGTTTTTTAGATCAAGTTCATTTACTAGTTTGTCTACAAATTTATCGCGCCATAGTTTTGATCGTCCAGCCAAACAAAGAAAGTCATATTTAGGCTGATATTTAGATAACATATCTAAATCAATCAAATGAAAATATAAGTTAGATCTGTTTGCCAATCTATTTTGGCAGTCAATCAAATCCCATGGCACGTAAATCAATTCATAATTTAAATCTATAGTGTATTTTTGTGTATCCCAATGGGACTCGCTGAACACTATATATTTTTTATTTGAATCTAACTTGTCTTGAATTGATAAAAATTGTCTAAGTGTTTCTACTACAATTATGTTCAAATTTTTAAATTTTAAATTAACATTTGAATATATTTCAAAAATGTCATATATAGGAATTCCGTTTTTTACAAAATTGAATTTTGTAATATTCTCGCCATATTGAATATTTTGAACATATTGATAGTAATCGACATGATCTAAAAAACTTTTAACACTCTGAACTCCAAATTTTTTTTTGAAAGAACAAAAGTTTACTTCATTCAAAGTGTTTTGCCCACTGTTTCGAGAATAGTGTTTAGTTCTTCGTTATCGGCGTTTTCGTCGCCCAGTTTTGATTTGTGTGCAATCTTGATTGCTTTTTTTAGAATGGCCGGTTTAATTTCCATTTCTTCTGCAACTGCTTTGATAGTATCACTCAACCCTGCATTGAGATCTTCAACTTCTTGCATAATGGTCATGCCTTCGTTGATGATTTGGGTTAGTTTGGCTTTTTGTTCAGACGAGAACATTCTTGAACTCATAATATCTCCTGGATAGTGTTTGATTATTATAAACGAAAAATAGGGAAAATACAAGAAAATTTTGCTCACTTTAACTCTTGGGGCACGACTCCTTTAAGTAGCGCAGCAGCCGCGCACACCGGTCCTAAGGGTGTTCTATTTTTTGGTTTCACACTGTCTGGTGCGAACAATTTTACCATCCGGGTCTATTGTTTCTTGCCATTCAGTACAAATCTGTGTTTCCGATTTGGGTTTTTCTGGCACCATTCGATCCACTGTGTAGCTAGCAGTCATCCAACCCATGGCACTAAAGAAACCCCAAACTATCATGTAAGGTATTTCACCTAACATCTGCTATTTTCTTTTTGATGATTTCAATCACGTGATCATTAAGTACAACTTCATAATGATTGCATTCTAGTTCAATCAGTTCCATGATGTCCGCCCTATGACTTTGACTGGCAATAGTAACCACACCATCGTTTGGTGCTGATATCCAAGGCGCCGATCCGGTTGTAGTCACAATGTTGGTCCATGGACGATGTAAATCAATTGCGTGTGCTTTTTTCATGGCCCACGAATTGGGACCTATGTCTTTGAGTAATCTACTGTACGGCAAGAAATATTTTGCAACATCTGCCGATTCAGCGCCACCATATGGTGTGCTCAGTGTCACTGCACCCAGCACTTGATCTGCAAATTCCTGTGCAAGATGTAATGCGTATATACCACCCAGACTGTGACAAATAAAAAACATGTCTCGTTGAGCACTCAGTAGCTCTTTCATGTTTTCTAAATTTTTCTCAAAGCCGTTTCTGCTGTCATAATTGATCAACAGCGTTTTGCCTTTGATTTGTCGTCTGATGTAGTTAAAACTTTCACTGGTGGCACTGGCACCGTGAATATAAACTAAAAGCATGATAGATTATTTAAGCGTGGATCTCAGCATCCATGAATGTTTTGCATGAGCATCTTGTCTGCTTGCAAGGAAATCACTTAAACCATGCTGTCCTAATTCTTCTGCAGCTCTAAAAACAATACGGAACATTTCTTGCATACGGTCGCTGTCTTCAAGTAATTCTATTAACATTGATTCAGCTGGCAACACTTCAATTTCATCTTCAATTTGACTTAGAATGCTAAATCTGGTGAATGAACCTGGTGTGTAAGTGCCAGTGGCACGGATTTCCTCTGCAAACTTGTCTATGCTGCCATACACTTCTTCGTATATGTTGGCAAACAATTCATGATATTGTGGAAAGTTGGGTCCTTCTACATTCCAGTGAAAATAGTGAGCTTTTAGATAAAAAGCATATTCACTGGCAAATGCAATTTTAAGAGCTTTGTGTAATGATTCCATACCTGTATTTATCTGCCCTGCCCTCTATTGGGTTTGAAGCCACGGCGATAGCTCTTGTTCATGGTGCTGGTTTTTGGTCTCAGTCCGCCAACGTGTGTGCGCTTTAACACGTGATCAATTGCAGGCTTGCCAGTTGCGGATCCTTTTGCTTTTGCCATTTTTATTCTCCTTTTGAATTTTCATACATCACTGTATCTGTATCGCCCAAACGCCACTTTGGGTTCTGCTCTACTACATACTTTCGAGTGCAAACTCGAAAATCTGGAAACTTCATGTCTGTAGGATTACTGGCAGCGTCATAAAACAAGCATCTATTATTTGGTTGTGCTGCATATTGTCCGTTATCCAGTTCTATAAAGTTAAAACTTTTGTGATCTTCGGGCCATTCACTGTAGCCAGTGTCTATAATGTTATGATCAGGATGTGCGTTATCTACAGTAAAAAGATAATTGCCCGAATACATGTTTTTATCTTTGGCATAAAACTTACAACTTAAATTCTTTAAAAAGGCTTTTTGAATTATAGCAATATCGTAATCAAAGCAGTCCCAGATCTGCAATGAGTCTAGAGGTAAAAAATTCTGTGTGTCAAGATTCTCTGTGCGTGATACAAACGCATGCAAAGGTAGTTTGTCATAAAGTGCGCCATAGTTGGGTAGGTAAGCTTCTATTCTAAATGCCTGTCCTCTAATACTTTTTAAAGTGATCCAGATGCAGGGTTCGTATTCTCCATGTCCCCGTTCGAAGTCATAAAGAAACTCTCGACGAATGTACGAATGTATTGGTGGTAAGTTAGCTACTAAAAAACTCATTGATTGAACTCATGGTTGTTGGTCTTGATCAGATTGCATTCTACGAATAATGCTGGAATTTTGTCTTGCAGGATCTATGTAATTTTTGATTTCTTGATCGGCAAATGCCTTGGGATCTTGCAACAGTTTACCTGCTGTGAATACCTTGCCTAAAAAGTCAAGGCCTTTTCTCAAATTGCTAGGCGGTTGTTGATCTTGTGGTTGTAATTCTGGAATACCTTGTTCCTTCATGGAACGAGTTTTGGTTGCTACATTTTTGGCAGCTCCACGACGTTCGGGATTGGGATCCTCCCTACGTTTTTTTGCAGCACTACTGGCACGACCTTTTTTGCCGAGGCTGTGTGCTTTACTGGCTGGCAAGCATTTGGGTTTTCCTTCACCGCTGTCTCTACCACCGCACTCGCCACGGATCTTGCCGTCAGGACCAAAACGAACCCATTTTTCTCTAAACCATTTTTTAAGATCCTCTTCTAGTTCTTGTTCGCTCATCTTGACACAATTAGGAACCATGCGGTCGCCCTTTTTCTTCATACCAAGCTGTCGATAACCTTCCCAACAAGATTCTAGTAGTTCTCTATATTTCATTTTTTACTCTTGTTGCCCCAGTTCTTGGCGCCTACTTTGCGGCAGCGTACTAATGCACCTGATGCATAGGCCGACGGCCATACTTTGTATCTACTTTTTACTTTGTGATAGCAGGCATCTTGCTTCTCTGCCAACATCTTGTCTTCGTATGCAACACCTCCGCACTCGGGACATAATGTTGCACGTTCGGTCACGATGTCATAACCGGCACGACGCATTTCTTCTAGATATTGTTCGACGCCTTCCGCCACACCTTGCTGTTCAGGCAGTTGTCCTTTTGGTCCTGCCATTGGCTTTGTTTTTATTTGGTGTTTGATTTGTCTTTGTTTGGTTTTAGTCCAAGCATCATCTTTACCAAACATATCGTCAAGTCCTGCTACGTTACGACGAAATGTTTCTTTTTCTTTGTTACTCCATTGTCTATGATCAGAGCTTTCTGTCACATCTTGCTTAACACTTTCTAATTGTGCTGCCAACTGTGCATCGGTTTGTGTTTGTTTTGATGGACCAATCACAGCCCTTTTTTTTGCAAAATCTGGGTTTTTATAATCTAAATTAGTTGTTAAGTCACTTACCATTTTGTTATAACTTGGACTAACATATACATTTTGTTGAGGGGAATCCGGGTTAATTTCTTTTTGAAGCATATCGCCTTTGGCTCTATTAAGAGCATAATTTGCATAAGCATCTTGCTCTGCTACTTTATATTTCTTTTTAATCTCTGCCTGCTGTGCTAGTCGCTTTTGATCGTTTTCAATATCATATGAAGCTTTTAATTCTTTATAATAGTCAGGGTCAGGCAGACCCGACTTTTTTCTTAGCTCTTGATGACGACGGTGTAGCCGATCTTGCACAGAGCCTTCTGTAGTTTTTTTATTTTCAAAGAGATCATTAACGAACATTTTAAATGGCCTGCTGTCTAAGTTGTGCTATCTGTGAGGATAGTGCTTCAATTTGTTGTTTTACTCCAACTTTTTGTACCTGCATTTGTTGCAAGCTCATGGCCTTTTCCACAGGATTGGCACCTTGCGGGAAACCTTTGTTGAGATCAGCCAATTGCTTTCTGGCACCTTGTAACTGTCCTACCAAGCCAACTATTTGATCTTTGATCTGTTGTTTGCCTGCTCGCACCTGTTCTTTGGCAGCTTTATCTTCGGCTGCACCCGGCTCATCTGTAACAGCAGATCCCGGGGCACCGTATTCCATGAATTGTTTACGCAGGACGGACTCAATATCCTCTTCCATGCTTTCAGCAGCACCGCCATCACCTACCATTTTACTGCGTGATTTTTTAGCACTATCAGTGCCGCGCCAATAGCCGGGCCATTTGGGACCAGTAGGCTTGCGCTCGGCTGCACTCATGGCATCCATTTTTTCCAACAGATTTTTGATATTGCTCATCAGTATACGCCTTTACCTACCTCAACCTTTTTAGTCTTATAGGCATTGCCAACTTTTTTGGGCACACCAGATGTTTTTTTGTTTGCAGGACCAGTCATTGATGTAGCTACTGCTCCGGCACTGCTTGCACCACCTGTGGCCATTTCGTTAATCATTTTGTCTAATGCATAATCAGCAGCCGCTTCTGCAAATGGCATCATTTCTGATTGTTGACTCGCAGCTTCGTACTTCAAGTAGTCTTGAACACTTTCTAAATATTCGCTGGCTACAGCAATTTTGGTTTGTACCCATCCTTCTAGGCCTTCCATTTCGCTCACATCTTTTAACAAACGATGGATCTGTATAGCTGCTTGTGCTGCGCTGTACAGTTGACTACGAGCCATTTGTACCTCGTGGTCTCTGTGCATGTCGTCTGCTTCTTGTGCAATTATGCTGTTTTCTACGATAAATTCTGTTGGTTTCATCTTGTGTTCCTAATAGTATAGTATTTATTTTTTGGTAGCTCTATTGTTCAAATCTCGCATGCGTTGATGCAAGGCCAGATTTGGTTGTGATTTTTGAATCAGCGGCGGAGGTGGTAGGGGCGGTGCAAGTGGCGTAGGGCGCGATACCTGTTCTAGTTTTACAGTAACA